TGGTGGAGTACCTCAATTTATTGTACGTACTCCAGATAATAATTATTTATTATATCCTTTACCTGATAAACAATACACATTAGTGTTTGACTTTTATACTTTTCCAAGTGACTTAGCTGCACATGGAGATACTACTAGTATACCCGACAGGTTTTCTCCTATTATTGTAGACGGTGCTGCTGCCTTTGTATATCAGTATCGTGGTGAACTGGATCAGTACAATACAAACTTTGTACGTTTTGAGCAAGGCATAAAGAATGTTCAAAGCCTTCTTGTAAATAAATACGAATACGTTAGGTCAACTGTTATATACAGACCAAGCAATTATAATATTGGAATTTCCTTTTAATGGTTGATAGTTCTAGGGTACAACCAGCAGCATTTAATTGTGAGGGCGGTTTAGTTTTAAACCGTTCTACTTTTCTTATGCAACCGGGAGAGGCTTTAGTTTTAGAAAATTTTGAGCCTGACGTTGAGGGTGGCTACAGAAGAATTAATGGCTATCGTAAATTTGTTAATCATATTATACCACAAACTTCCTCTTCATCTGAAAAAGTAATTGGAGTAGCTAGTTTTGCAAATAAAGTAATAGCTTGTAGAGGAGAAAAGATATTTAATGCTGGGACTACTGAATTATCTACAACTATAACTGCAACTGAAACTATGTCAGGGTCAGGTACAATTAGAGTAGAATCTGTTAGTGGTTTTACTTCTAGTGGTACTGTACAAATTGAAAGTGAGATATTTACATATACAGGTGTTACTAGTACAACCAATCCAAATTTACTTACCGGGGTAACTAGGGCAGCTTCTAGTACTACAGCCGCCGCACATATTAATGGTGTAGTTGTATCTTCTACGTGGACAGAAATTGATACAGGAAGAACTAATGCAGCAAAGTATAGGTTTGAACGTTTTAATTTTAATGGCACTGATAAAATTATATTTGTTGATGAGGTAAATGCTCCTGTAGTTTTTGATTCTTCCTTTAATGTAGTTGATGTTGCTGCAAGTGCAGTCGCAGGTTCTAAACATGTAGCGTCTTTTAAAAATCATATGTTCTATGCAGGTAAAAGTACTACACCAGAAGAAGTTATATTTAGTGTACCTTTTGATGAAGATAATTTTACTAGTGGTGATGGGGCGGGAAGTATTAAAGTTGACGACACTATAGTCGGCCTTAAAGTATTTAGAGATTCTTTATTTATATTTTGTGAAAATAGAATATTTAAATTGACAGGTAATACGTCTTCTGATTTTGCTATAATTCCTGTTACTAGGTCTATTGGCTGTCTTAATGGAGATACTATTCAAGAATTTGGTGGTGACTTAATTTTTCTTGGACCTGATGGTCTTAGAACCGTAGCTGCTACTGCAAAAATTGGTGATACAGAACTTGGTACAGTAAGTAAAAATGTACAGTCTCTTTTTGATGTTAACATTAAAGACTCATTATTATTTGAAAGTGTTGTTATAGCTGACAAGACACAGTACAGAATATTTTTTACTAAAGAGGGTCAGGCAGAAAACCTTACACGAGGTGTTGCTTGCGTAATAAAACAACAAGGATTTGAGTTTTCTGAAATACGAGGAGTAAAACCTACTTCTACAGATACTTTTATAACTTCTGGAGATGTAATTGTTTTACATGGAAGTAGTGATGGTTTTGTACAAAGACAAGAAAAGGGTAATACTTTTGATGGCACACCAATACTAGCTAGATACAGAAGTCCCGATTTAAGTTTTGGAGACACTGGTATTAGAAAACATATGCAGAGAGTTATTGTTAACTATAAACCTGAATCTGCTATTGACGCTGATTTATTAATACGTTATGATAATGAAGGATCAGGTTCAGCAAGACCTGCACCATATGCTTTAGACTCTTCTGCTATTGCAGCACAGTTTGGTAATGCTTTATTTAGTGTAGTAGGCGCTGCTGCTACTTTTGTTTTTGGGGGTCCTTCACAACCTATTATAAGACAATCAGTAGAAGGTTCAGGATTTTCTGTTATACTAAGAATAAATGATGGGGGTGAAACTGCACCTTATTCACTTAAAGGATTTCAGTTAGAGTATCAATTAGGAGCAAGACGTTAAATGGGCGCTACATACACAAGGCAATCATCTTTTACAGACGGTGACGTTATTACCGCCGATCTGTTTAACAATGAATACGATCAACTTTTAGCTGCATTTGCATCTAGTACAGGCCACACTCACGATGGTACTGCTGGTGAGGGTGGGCCTCTTGCTAATATGTTAGGGCATTCTATTACTTTTGGAGCAGGTACTGCAGGATCTGATGTTGTCATTACTTTTGATGGAGAAACTAATGATGGTGTCCTTAAGTGGATGGAAGATGAAGATTACTTTGAGTTTTCTGATGACATACTTATTGCTACAACAGAAAAGGTACAGTTCCGTGACACGGCTATCTACATCCACTCATCTGCTGACGGTCAACTTGATCTCGTAGCTGACACGGAGATACAAATTGCTGCTACTACTATTGATATTAATGGTCTTGTTGATATATCAGGTAACCTAACTGTAGGTGGTAACTTAGATGTTACAGGTACTATAGACTTTAGTGACTCTAATATTACTAACGCTGGAACTATGGGTCTTGATAGTATTTTTGGTGATGCTGACGCCAACACTAGTATTACATTTAGTGGATCAGATGTTATTACAATAGCTAATGCAGGTACAAATCAAGTTACATTTAATGACGGAAGTATTGCTCCTGTAACCGACTCAGATGTTGACTTAGGTACTAATAGTTTACGTTTTAAAGATGCATATATAGATAGTGCTACTGTAACAGGTAATGTTGTAGCTGGCGGTACAGTTGAACCTGCAGGTGATACAGCAGCTGGTGATGATGCAGCTATAGGTTATACAAGTGCTGAAGGTCTTATCCTTACCGGGCAAGGTACTACTAACGACATTACTATTAAGAATGACGCTGATGCCGATGTAATAACAATAGCTACAGGTACAACAGTTGTAGGTATTCCCGGTAGTCTTGATATAGAAGGTGCAATTGATGTTAATGGTACAGCCAACTTAGATGTTGTAGATATTGACGGTGCGGTTGACATGGCATCTACACTAGCTGTGACGGGAATTGCCACATTTACTGACGATATAATCATTGGCGATGGTAAAACTATAGGTTCTGCATCTGATGTAGATGCTATTACTATTGCTGCTAATGGTCAAGTAACACTAACGCAAACATTAATAGGTACAGCCTTAGACATCTCTGGTGATATTGATATAGATGGAACTACTAACTTAGACATTGTAGACATTGATGGTGCAGTTGACATGGCTACAACTCTTGCTGTTGCAGGAAATGTAGACTTCAATGGAGACCTAGACGTAGATGGTACAACAAACCTAGACGTTGTGGACATTGATGGTGCTGTAAATATGGCAACGACTGCCCTCGTAACAGGCGTCCTGACCACCACGGCTGCGACTGTGTTTAACGGTGGCTTTGCTAGTAATGCTGGCTCTACAATTACAACCGCAGATAATACTACACAGCTTACTCTTATTTCTACAGATGCCGATGCTAATGCTGGTCCAAGGTTTGATTTAACCAGAAACTCAGCAAACCCCGCAGCCAATGATATTTTAGGTCAAATAAGGTTTATGGGAGAAGATGCTGCTGATAACTCTTTGAGTTACGTTAGTATATTTGGGCAACTTATAGACCCAACAGACAGTGGTGAAGATGGATCAATTGAAATAGATGTACGACTAGCGGGAACTAATAGAAGTCGTATTATATCAAATGCCACAGAAACTATATTTAATGATGATTCTGTAGACCTAGACTTCCGTGTTGAAACTGATGGTGACACTCATGCTTTGTTTATTGAAGGTGACACAAATAGAGTAAGTATTGGTTCTAATGACCCACCTATGAAACTAACAGTGCGAAACGGTTCTGCTAATAGCGATATAGCTAAGTTTACAGGAGATGGCACAG